AGTTATTGATATCTCCTACAGCATCTGGTAAGTCATTTATGATTTACACTATTGTCAGATACCATGTAGCAAAAGGTAATAAGATTTTATTGGTTGTTCCTACTACATCTCTTGTAGAGCAGATGTATAAAGATTTTCAATCATATGGTTGGGACCCAGAGAACCACTGTCACCGTATCTACGCAGGGCGTGAGCGGGTCAATACGAATGAAGTGACTATAACTACCTGGCAGTCTGTTTATCAGTTAGATAGGAAGTTCTTTGAGGACTATGATGTCATCATTGGTGATGAGGCACACTTGTTTAAGAGTAAGTCTCTTGTAGGGATTATGGACAAGTTACATCATGCAAAGTATAGATATGGGTTTACAGGTACATTAGACGGGACACAGACCCATAAGTGGGTGTTAGAGGGACTGTTTGGTCCATCATATAAAGTTACTGGAACAAAGAAACTTATTGATGAAGGACATCTCGCAACACTTGATATTCAGTGTCTGGTATTGAAGTATAAACCAAAGAAGTTTGATACATACGAGGATGAGATTCAGCATCTCATCTCTCACGAGATGAGAAATAAATTTATTACTAATTTGTCTTGTGATATGAAGGGTAATACTCTCGTCTTATTCAGTCGAGTTGAATCACATGGTGCAATTTTGTATGAGATGATAAATAATAAGGTAAATGAAGGAAGAAAAGTATTCTTTATTCACGGTGGTGTTGGTGCAGAAGATAGGGAACAGGTCAGACTAATCACTGAATCACAACAAGATGCTATCATTGTTGCATCATATGGAACATTCAGCACCGGTATTAATATTAAAAATCTACACAATGTAATATTTGCCTCTCCATCCAAATCTCGTATTCGGAACTTACAGAGTATTGGTAGAGTCCTACGTAAAGGCAAAGATAAAGTGAGTGCCAAACTTTATGATATTGCTGACGATTTTACGATTAACTCAAGAAAAAATTATACATTAAATCATTTTATTGAACGTATCAAAATTTATGTTTCTGAACAGTTCAACTACGATATTTTAACTATTGACATAAAAGACTAGAAAAAGGAGACGGTATGGCTATAGAAGATGATTTCTATGCAACCATAAAACTTAAATGTGGTGAAGAGATATTTGCTAAGGTAGCAGCATCTGATGAAGATGATAGGACAATACTACTAATATCAAATCCAATTATGATAGAACCAGTTAAAAGTAGAGGTTCAGTTACTGGTTATAAGTTTGAACCTTGGTTGAAAACTTCTCATGAGGATTTGTTTATAATCAATCTTGATGACGTACTTACAATGTCTGAATCAGAAAATCTTGAGATGATTATGAACTATCAAGAGTTTATTAGAAAATCCAATAAAACTAATTATTCAAAATTAGATAGAAGAATGGGTTACATCTCTAGTGTTCATGATGCTAAAGAAGTTCTAGAGAAACTCTATAATCTTTAATAACCTATACCTCATCTATGAACCGTGACAAGCCTAGTCTATGTGGCTTTTGTATTCTTGTCAACACTTGTCTAACTGATAAGGTCATGTTATAATAAGTACAACACATTATTCGGGTTCAAACTTGAAACCATTATGCCAAAACCAAGAAGTACAGAACACTATGTAAACAATAAAGAGTTTCTGAATGCTCTTGAGAATTACTTTGCACAGGTTGAAACAGCAAAACTCAATGACCAACCCAAACCAGTTATTCCTAGGTATATTGGTGAATGTTTCCTAAAGATTGCAAACCATCTATCATACAAACCTAACTTCGTGAACTATATGTTCAAGGATGATATGATTTGTGATGGTATTGAAAACTGCGTAAGATATATTCATAACTTTAGTCCAGAGAAATCAAAGAATCCTTTTGCATATTTCACACAAATTATCTACTATGCATTCCTGAGACGTATTTCTCAAGAGAAAAAACAACTAGAAATCAAAAATAAAATTCTTGACAAGAGTGACTTCGATGAAGTCTTTGATTCTAATGACCTTGACAGTAGTAATTACTCAGACTATAATAGCATCAAAGATGCAGTGCACCAGAAATTGAGAGGTGGTTGATTATGCATGGGAGTTTAGACCCTGAAGAGAATGTTATGAGTGATCTCATTGTAGATCCACATAATAATAGTATAGTTTTTCCTGAATGGTTATTGGAAATGATGGGAAAAGTAGGAGACTTGGAATGGTGTAAGAGTGACCACATAACAGTTGAGATAGGTGGTATGTCAGTATGTGGTCTTGATGGTGATGGAAGTAAGTGGTCTCCTTCTAAGGGAACATTTAAGTATAATAAAGATGCTTTCATTGTAATCAAAAATCAATCACGTAGAGACCTTAGTGTATCTCAATCTCCAATTGTAATCTATGAAGATAATGAAAATAGCCATAATCACTGATACACACTACGGCGCTCGTAAAAATTCTAAACTCTTTCATGATTACTTTGAAAAGTTCTATAGAGATATCTTCTTCCCTACACTAGAAAAGGAAGGTATTGACACTGTAGTCCATATGGGTGATGCATTTGATAGTCGTAAGGGTATTGAATTCAAAGCACTAAAGTGGTCTAAGAGAGTTGTGTTTGACCCCCTCAAGAAACGTGGTATCAAGATGCATCTTATGGTAGGTAACCACGATGCATACTACAAGAATACTAATGAAGTTAATGCAGTAGACCTTCTACTGAAAGAATATGATAATGTTGAAGTTTATTCTTCTCCTACAGAGGTGTCATTGGGTAATCTCAAAACTCTCTTTATTCCTTGGATTAACGAAGACAATCAAAAAGAGACCAACAAACTCATTGACAAAACCAAGTGTTCAGTCGCGATGGGACATCTTGAACTCAATGGATTTAAAGTTAACAATCAAATAGTCATGGACCACGGTCATGATAGTAGGGCATTTGATAAATTTGAAAAAGTATTTTCTGGACACTATCACACCAGGTCTGACAATGGAACTGTTTACTACCTAGGTAACCCTTATGAGATGTTCTGGAGTGATGTAAAAGACCTTAGAGGGTTTACTCTCTTTGACACAGAGACATTAGAACATACACCAGTCAATAATCCATATAGACTCTTCTACAACATTTATTATGAGGACACAGACCATCAGACATTCAATGCCACAGAGTATGAAAATAAAATTGTCAAAGTTATTGTAAGAAAGAAAAGTGACATCAAGAAGTTTGAAAAGTTCATCGACAAACTTTATACTACTGGTGTAGCAGACCTCAAGATTGTAGAGAACTTTCAACTTATTGTGAGTGAAGAGTTTGAAACAGAAGAGTCAGAAGATACTATGTCTATCTTGAGTCGGTATATTGATGAGTCTGAAACAGAGTTAAATAAACCTGTTATCAAGTCTTTGATAAAAGAAATATATCAAGAGGCGTGTGAGGTTGTTTGATGTTTATTATTACAGTTGTAGGTAAGGAGAAGGAAGGGGCATACTCTGTTATTGATGAAGATGGAGAACAAGTTCTTTATATCTTTATTCAAGAGGATGATGCAACAAGATACTCTATGCAATTAGAGGAACTTGGTTATCCTAAAATGACTGTTTTAGAGGTAGATGATGAAGTAATGATAAAAACTTGTGAAATGCACGATCACTGTTATACTGTGATTACCCCCAATGACATTGTAATTCCACCTGACGAAGAATATGATAACCTTTAGAAAAATCTCCTGGAAGAATTTCTTATCTACTGGCAACCAACCAACAGAAGTTATTCTTGATGGAACTGCAACTACTCTAATCATTGGGGCTAATGGTGCGGGTAAGTCAACTATTCTTGATGCATTGACCTTTGTCCTGTATGGGAAGTCATTTCGTAAGATCAATAAAGCACAACTCATCAATAGTACCAATGAGAAGAGTTGTTTAGTTGAGATTGAGTTTGATGTCAATAGTGTGGAGTGGAAAATTCAACGAGGTATCAAACCAAACATCTTTAAGATTACTCGTAATGGTGAGGAGTTAGACCAATCTCACTCTGCTATGGACCAACAGAAGTGGTTGGAACAAAATGTTCTCAAGATGAACTACAAGAGTTTCACACAGATCGTAATCTTGGGTTCTTCTACCTTTGTTCCCTTTATGCAACTACCTGCGTCTAGTCGTAGAGAAGTTGTAGAAGATCTGTTGGACATTAAAATCTTTTCATCGATGAATGATTTGCTCAAATCTAAGATTCGTATTATTCGTGAAGAGACAAAGACTCTACAGTTAAAGAAAGAATCTATTCAAGATAAAGTTGATATGCAAAAAGACTTTATCGAGAAACTTGAGAGTCAAAGTAAGGACGATATCACTACAAAAACTAATAGAATTGGTTCTATCAATCTAGAGATTGAGAGTCTCTTCAAAAGGAGTTTGACTGAAGAAGATAGACTTGCAGAACTTAATAAATCTTTAGAAAAAT